AAAACCGTGAGTCCCACCCACTTCGCCAAAAGGCAAGGGGACCCCCTGATAGGGGGCAGAACCCTCTCATGGTTGAGAGGCTGACAGGATAGATGGTGTATCCTAAACATGTGCATATTATTTCCCTACACAGGGAATCGCTGACCGTCTAGGGAATACTCGAAAACGGAACCATCATAAAGTTCAGATCACCGACGGTGAAAGGGATCACCACCGAGGGGGTGATCTTGAACTTAGTCTTACCAGAACCTGAATAGGTAAAGTAAGTGATGAAGGACCAGTTTCGGGCGGTACTACCCGCAACATTCCCAATAGGGACAATCTGGTGGATAGCCTCGGCAACAGGAGTACCGAAGGTAGAATCCGGATCCAGAGTCCAGGAAGGAGTAGCATAGGCCGTAGCACTAGAGGGGAGAAACAGGTTCAACTGTAACATCCATGTCCCAGGGACAAGATTATCAAAGATAAAGGTGTTCAGGGACGTGGTTTGGACAGAGAGGGCGGTCTGATTGCCGTTATAAGGAGTAATAGCGTAATCAGCCGATCCAAACATGTCATCATTTGAACCAGAAGCTCCTGAGAAGGAGACCAGGAAGCCCTGATTAAAGGGCAAAGAAACGGGGACAATAGGATTGAGGAGTTGGATATCATAGGTAATCCATAACTCACCTAAAGTAACCGCCGAATCCTGGACACCTTCAGTCGCAATAAAGAACTGACCCAAATCAAAAAGGGTATCAGCTCCACCATCGATTACAAGGCCGGTTGAAGGGCCTACCGATGAATTGCGAATCAGGAGAGTTTCGGCCTGTCGTTTTGAAGGCACACACTCAACCCCAGAGCAGACGCGTTGGTAAGGAGCGAACGAGACTGCGTTGGGGTAACCCTCAAGTCGGACCCTATTGTTGGGGTCGACGGCATAAGGGTTATACTGAGTAGCCATAACGACAACACCCAGAGCGGTGTTACTAGAAGCAACGGCCATGCCAGATGTGGGAATATATTCAAATATAATTCCCTTCGGGCACCAAGATTCGTAGTTGTTGGCGAGACCGGAGAGCCAGGGGAAACAAGTCCCATCACCACAATTGATGGTGAATTTGTCGAGCTTAAATTCTCCGGCCGCCGCCGACGACACGATCTTGGAAACGAACTCACGTTTGCGAAACGTAGAGGTGGTGGATCCAAAGGAGGGTTGATTAACTCCTCCAGTATTGGAGCCAAGAACTTCATAGTCTCCCATACCACGGATAAGACCCCGCACATTGTTTAGGCGGGGTTTAACCTGGTTGATGAGACTACGAACCTCCTGTTTGAGTTCGTTCTTGGCCGCCTTAAAGGCGGCTTTGCCAACCTTCTTTCCGACGGTCAGCGATTGTTTGCCGATCTTGCGAAGCGCAGATCGGGCTTTTTGCTTGAAACGACCTGCCATTGGGCGGGTGATCAAGAAATTGTTAAGTGGGGGAGACCCGTAACAACACGGGGACTGTTCATTCTACGAGAAAGGGCGCCGTGCAGTCTCTAGACGATTTGGTTCGTACGGTTAAATTAAGTAATATAACACCGTTTTGGGCCGCGTTAAGGGAAACGCCTCGTAGAACCCCCTGATCAGTAGTCATAAGTACCGGCACGAAAAGCGTTGGGAACAGAATTCTCAACGCGCCGGCGCTTACGACCAGTCGACGACCGATTTACAAATGTCATATCGGGAACATCGACCTGGACGGACTCGACTTCCATGGACGACGAAGAGAGGGACAAGGGAATGAGCGGTTTAATACCGTCCATCTCCCAGTCCGCCAATTCGACAGGCGAGGAAGGAAGAGAGAACTCGTCCTGACGGCTGGCAGGAGACGGAGCCAGGGGGATGGTTTCCTGGTTGTTAAAGGGAAGCTCCTCGAACAGGATATCCACAGTCGGGACGTCCTGAAAGAGGTTCTCTGGAGAGTAGAGAGCTTGACCTTCCGTCGAACGGTCGACACGAACAAGAACGAACGGGAAAGAGGTCATCTCATCCAAGGGATGAAGAGCCACAACCCGGCCGAATTTGCGAGTGAGAGACCGGATCTGTCTTCCGGAGAGCCGACAAAGGATCTGGGAATCGTCGGCATCTTCGGAAAGGAGACCATAAGAGGTCGTGAGGGGAAGACTAGATACCTGAGTAGTATCTAGAAATAACTCACGACCCGGAACAAATGGTGTCCCAGCCGGATAGAGTTCGATCTCCACACGTCTAGTCCTAGAACCCAAGAGGGGAGCCCCAGTAGAGGGGACAGAGACCGAGACTAGAGAGGGGAGAGAGAACTCAGATTCCATTCCGTCATAAGAAGACATAGCGGAAAGGAATAAAGCCTGGGCGAGACGGCGCTGTTCGGGAGAGAAGCGGGGTTCGACACCAGGAGGAACGACAAACCCCAGACCACCTTTCAAAGGGTGGGCAAAAAGGTTCAAAGTCGTTCCGCCAAAACGAGTTTGGCGATGGATCTCAGGAAGGTGATAATGAAGGAACCACTTATGAGCCTGAGGAGGGTTGAGAGAGGTAAGGACAGACTGAGCATGCCACCCAGAAAGAGGGAGGTTCTTCAGAGAGTCCCGACCCGTCAACTTGGACTGGCCGGTGAGAAGGCCAGTGTTCAGGAATCCATGGATCGAGAACAAACCCGTTAGGGTCTCCGGAGGATGATAAGGAAAGCTAGGATTAGCTAACGCAAAATCATTCATGTCGGCCCAAGACGTCCAGAGGGAACCCCAAAACTCAGCAGGAGTTCGGGGGGCCGGTCGAAACTCAATAGGGACAGAGTTGACCGTTAAGAACCTCTTATGACGGAAATTCTTCCCGATGGAAGGAGAGAAACCGACCTTAGAGATCTCCTGAAGCCAGCAATTGTACCGGGTTTCACCTGCCCGAAAGAGAATGTCATCCCCGTTAATTAAAACGGGGAGACGCCTCATAAGGCGAAAATCCGATACAAGAGACTGGGCCAGGACTCGATCACCCTCAGCCAAAGACATCATGTAACTAAACATGTTGGCAAGGCAAAGAAAGGGGAACGAGAGAACAGATCCCATGAGCTGACCATTCTTTTGACGGATCAGACCCGGACCACCGAGGGGGTAGGTAATGATCTGTTCAAGAAGGGCAGCACGAAAGGTCGGGCGAAGAACCTTGTCCTGCTCCGGAAGCTTCTCAAGAAGAGTCTCGAGAAAAAGCTTAGAGAGGCGGATATCTAACCCATCGGTTGCCGCCGAGTAGTCTCCAGAGACAAACTCGTCGTTGTCGGGATCGAGACGGAGTCGAGTAGCTAACTTACGATTTCGTTCATTGAAATCATGAAGGATAGACTCAGAAACCGGCTCACCGATCAGAACAAAAGGTTCAAAGGTCCTTAAATAGGACCATAACGCTTGTTGCAAAGGACGGGAGAGATGAGCGCGGACAGGGTCCATCGCAGTAATGGTCCGTACTTTCAGAGGTTCGAGTACGGAAGCCACCCGAGCGATAGGCATCGCCCGTACCCGCTCGTTCGACCACTCACCTTTATTCTTTCGAGCCAGCTCATCGAACTGGTTCTTGAGATAGGTAGGTAGTCTAACGAACGTGGGATTATTGGATTCCCACCTGGCGGCGAGGATACGCCAGTCGGACTCCGAGAGGGGAAGAGTTCCCCGATCCTCGAAGACCTGGCCAGGGCCAACCTCCCGGAAACCGATAAAGTGTTCTTTCGTATCGATATGGGGAGGAAGACCCTTTTCTCCCTCGGAACGGTAGTCCTCCGAGCCAGGAACGGCTGGGGGAGCTCCAGTTTGAAAGAGAAGTCCCGCCTCCTCCCGAAGCGATGTACGAGTACCACCAGCACTACGATTAGTGTAGACGGAGGCGGCAGTCGAAGCCTCGAGTCGAACAATATCAAGGAACGTATCCGGGAAATGAAATTCCCTAAGGAACGTCTTGATAAAGGTACGGGCGAGGGGAACATCGAATCCATCCTGATTGAGGATGGTAGAGGGAGGAGTGGATAAAAGGTCGGCATGCTTCTGAAGAGAAGAAGCCACAAACGACGGCGGGACTTGGGCGAAACCACGCTTCGATTGTGCTAGACCGAAAACCGCACGGAAGACACCGACACTATCAAGACGAGAGGCAGAAAAATTTGCCAATCGGCGATAGTAATCACCAGTATCCCCTGAAAAGAGGGGATAATCAGGTGAATAGTTCCAAGATTTTGGGACCGGAGGTCGGGGATTCCGGAGGAATCGGGCTAAAGGCCAATCCTTCCAATACTTGGCGAGAGAGACAAAGTCGGACTCGGGCCAGGATCTCATACGATGGAGAGCCCATAAGGAATCATATGCCGAACACTGACCAATATAGTCAGGGTCACGAGCACAGGCCTTACAGGAATCCATCAAAACGAGAAGAACTGACCTAATCCCATGAAGGGAATGCCAAAGATGGTAGGAAACCTTTACAGCGAGCTGATCCTCGGAAGGAAGAGGAAGAGGACGCTTAGAACCCCAGCAAGAAGGAGCTAGGGGGTTGACCACAGGAGTGGTCAAATCCCGATCCAAGATATGATAAGAAAGAGTATCATAACGAGGAAGGGGGAGGGGGTCGGTAACACCGATCGCCTCCAGATCAAAGAAAATAGGATCGGTGACAGTAGTACTCCACGCGACTAATTCGGACTCGAAAGAGTTCCTAGGGTCGTGCAGAAAAAGGTACTGCTGTCGGGGTTCAGGAGTTCGACGGGAAAGATTACGAATCTGCGTAGGAGATAGCGCAGAGTCGGGAACTTTCCCGGGGCGAACAATGAACACCCGATCCAAAACATCATCGATAGTGGAAAGGAGTTGGTACTGATTGAAACTCAGTAACATCTCCATGAAGCTGTTGTGATCTGGTCGTAGAAATGCGAT